CTTTCCCTACGGGTCGTCCAGCATCTGACAAAAGTAACACCCGCGAATTTAGAATGCAGTTGATCAACACCTCAAACGATACATCGGACACATACAAAAAAGAACTTACAAAACTTATAGCAGCGGATAAGTCTTTTAAAAATATTAAGTTCAATGAGATATCACCAAATAGCTCCAAGTACTCATCTGTCTCTTTTAGTGCTGACGGCAGAAATTATGATGTTGTCATAAGCAAAGGAGCAAATAAAGGTGAGAATTTTGAGAAGCGTGTGGTATCTGATTTGCAAAGAGTCTTCTCTAGAAGTGAAGTAAATTTATCATACGAGACATTGATTGAGCAACTTACAAATGCTAACCCAAAATTTGTGGCAAATGAAATAAAGAGTGTTAAGCAAAGAACAGGTTCAACTAAAAAAGCTGGGGTTCCAATCGAAAAACTAGGTGAAATTATAGGTGATATAGTACTTACCGACTCATCCAACAATAATTGGTTTATATCACTTAAGGACATCAATGGTGATACTTTTAGTTCATATGACGGAGCTTCAACACTATTCTCTGCTGATGGAGATTTGGATCGAGCATCACCTGGCGCATCATTTTTAAATACTTTTGGTGTAAATCTTAATAAGGTTCAAGAAAGTTTTGATGAACGAAATAATAAGAAAAAAGCCCGTCAAAAATTACCTGTTTATAAACAAAATAATCCTATTATAAAAAGCATATTTCGAAGAGCTTGGGGTATGAATTATTTCTACGTTCGTAAAACTTCAACCAGTCAATGGAAAACTTTTTGGTTAAGCAAAGAACGTCTTGACCAATTAACTTCTAATATTAAAGTAACAGAAGTTAGATACCCAAATAAATCATCAAAACAAATTACTATAGTTTGTAATAATGCTTATGCTGACTATATTATAGAAATAAGAAATAGTAAGGGCGGTGAGTATCCAAATGATATTAAATTTAGAGTCAGGAAGGTAGATATTAAATGAAGAGTTACATTACTTTTCTTATAGAATCTCTTGATGTAGACAAGCTAAAGCATCTTGAGCATGCAGAAGATCATATCATCCATGGTGGCGATGAAGGAGTCAAGCATGCTGCGGATAATCTTGATGATTTGCACAACTTCATGCGTGGTAAAAAGTCAAAGTCTAAGGTAACTGTCAAGTATGACGGCTCACCCAGTGTGGTTTTTGGGCATCATCCGGAGACCAGTAGATTTTTTGTAGCATCCAAGTCTGCATTTAATGTTGATCCAAAGATCAACTACAGTCACGAAGACATAGATAGAAATCACGGTCATGCACCAGGACTTGCTTCAAAGCTCAAGTCAGCACTAGATCATCTACCTAAGGTAATGCCACCTGGCGGTGGTGTTTACCAAGGCGACTTCCTTTATGATCATGACGATCTGAGGAATGAAGGCGGAAAGTACAAGTTCACACCTAATACGATCACGTATGGTGCTGATAAAGAATCTGCTCAGGGTAGAAAAATAGCAGCATCAAAGATGGGCTTTGTGGTCCATACCAAGTATGCCGGCAAGAAGCTGGACGATATGAAGGCCGGGTTTGATGTTGACCATGGAGCATTCAGACAAGATCCACATGTTAATCTAGTCAACCCAGAAGTTCGTCCTGATGTTAATCACAAGCATGATGAAGCATCACAAAAGGAATATGAAGGTCATATGGCCAAGGCTCTAGATTCTTACAGGAAAGTTACTCCTGAAGCTCTAGATACAATGAAAGATCATGATTCTCATCTGAAGATGTATATCAATAGCACAGTTAGGGATGGTACTAAACCAACTACTGGAGGCTATATCAAGCATCTAGAAAAGAGACGTGATACTGAAGCCGCAAAGGTAAAGACCGATGCTGCCAAAAACAAGAAGAATGAGCAGTTCAATGGGATGATTGAACGTGTCAAGCAGCACGAACCTGCATTGTCTTCAGGTCTTGAGATGCACGGGCATCTGCAAAGAGCTAAAGATACTTTGATTAAGGCTCTTGGTAACCCAACGGAATTTGAACATAGCGTCGGTGGTAACGAAGTAAAGCCTGAAGGCTTTGTGTCAATAAGAAATGGCCGTCCTACCAAGCTAGTTGATAGAGCCGAGTTCAGTCGCTTTAACTTTGCAAATAACCGTGGTCGTACCGATCCTGCAGCAACGCCACCGCCTGACAAAGAAGTTCATCACGTATTTGCATTCGGTCGAATGAATCCACCAACCGCAGGTCATGCGGCCCTTGTTAATAAAGTCAAGGAAGTTGCTAAGGCAAATAATGCCGATCATTCCATTGTCCTTTCTCACTCACAAGATCCAGAAAAGAATCCATTGTCCGCAGAGCAAAAGCTCAAGCATGCTAAGAGATTCTTTCCAGGTACTAATTTGTCTGTAGCAACCAAAGAAATGCCTACATTCATGCATCATCTTAAGGCACTGCATGGTAAAGGTGTAACTCATCTAACTATGGTTGCAGGTTCTGATAGAGTAGAAGAATACAAGAAACTTATTGATCGGTATAATGGTCCAGGCAAGGACTTCAACTTCAAGTCTGCCAATGTTGTGTCTGCTGGTGAAAGAGATCCGGATGCAGAAGGTGTGGCTGGTATGTCGGCATCAAAAATGCGAGCACATGTAGCAGCAAATAACCTTCGAGGCTTCAAGCAGGGAATTCCAGATCATGTAAGTCCTGCACATGCACAAGAAATGTTTGATGATGTAAAGGCTGGTATGAATGCACCAAAACCTGTAAAGCCTCCGAAGCCTAAGAAGCTTAAGGAAGAGCTAAATAATACAACCGGAATTATAAGATTTGGCACAGTACTTCGTGTCATTCGAGAATCGTTGGAAAGACAAAGCTAATGGCACAATTTAGAAAAGATTCGCATCAGTATCTACCAGATGGCAAAACCATCTTTGAAGTAGTCATGTTGTCGGATCAATACGGCAATCTTGTTGGTCCTGCTAATCCATCAGGAACTGCGGTTGATGCATTTGGCCGAGCAAGAATGTCGACTCCCCTTACTCTGTTTGATTCTTCTCACAGATATAAGGATAACGGTTTATGGGCTACATCCAATACTGCAGGTGCTACATATGCACATAATGCTAATTCGGGTCTCATCGAACTAAATCTACCGACAACACTGAATGCAGAAATTGTCCGTGAAACCGTAAAGGTATTTTCATACCAGCCTGGTAAGTCATTGCAGTCTCTAAACACATTTGTATTCAACCCAGCAAAAGCAGGTTTGAGACAAAGAGTTGGTTACTTTGGCGCACAAAACGGAATATACCTTGAACTAGATGGCTCGACTCTCTATTTTGTTGAGAGATCATATTCTACAGGTGTACTAGCAGAAACCAGAGTTGCTCAAGCAGACTGGAATATTGATACACTTCTAGGCAGTGTGGCTTCAAGTCCGTCGCAGATCGCACTTGATATTTCAAAGGCTCAAATTCTATTCACAGATATTGAATGGCTAGGTCTTGGCACAGTACGATGTGGATTTGTCATCGACGGCAGATTGATTCATTGTCACTCATTCCATCATGCTAATCGTATCACTTCAACATATATGACTACAGCAAGTCTGCCGGTTAGATATGAAATCAAGAATACAACTGCTACTGCTACCCCTAGTACAATGAAGCAAGTTTGCTCGACTGTTATTTCGGAAGGTGGTTATGAACTACGTGGCGATCAATGGTCGGTTGGAACACCTGTTCAAACACCTAAGACATTAGCAACAGCAGGCACATATTATCCAGTTGTTTCTATACAGTTAAAGTCGACAAATCTTGATGCGATTGCTATTTTGACTGCACTATCTATTCTTGGTATTAACTCTAATCCTTGTAATGCTGCATGGCGAGTTATAAGAGGTGGCACATTAGCATCACCATCCTGGCAACCGGCAGGTAATGACAGCTCAGTTGAATATGATATGTCTGCTACCGGTATTACTGGTGGCCAGATACTAGCACAAGGCTATATCGGTATTACTAACCAGGCATCACAGACAATTGACGTATTGAAAGAAGCATTGTTTAAGTTTCAGTTGCAACGTAATAGTCTAACAAGCACACCTGAGCCAATTACAGTTGCTATGTCAGGATCAGTTAACTCAGTTAATGCTCTTGCATCAATGGACTGGGAAGAAGTTACTAGATAATATCTTTTATAAATAGCGATAACAATAGGAGCAACCTATGAGCATTGAAGAAGAAAAAGTAGGCCTATGGGCAAACATTCATGCCAAGCGCAAGCGAATTGCAGCTGGTTCTGGTGAGCGGATGCGCAAGCCAGGTGAAAAGGGTGCTCCTACTGCATCCGCACTTAAGTCTGCACAAGAGTCTTTGAATCCTAATAAGGCTGTCAATAGAGAAATCGGTACTAATGCACTAACCAGTAACTACAAGAAGTCAACTCCTGGTCAGATTATCAAGCAGGTAGTACGTGAATGTCTCGGCATTGATGAAGCTGAATATCAGGGCAGATCAGTGCCACTTGGAAAGCCTATGAAGGGTGACGTAAAGAAGTCAAAGGTCTATGTCAAGAATCCAAGCACCGGAAATGTAAAGAAAGTAGAGTTTGGCGATCCTAATATGACCATCAAGAAGCATATTCCAGGTCGCCGAAAGAGCTTTAGAGCTAGACACAATTGTGATAATCCAGGACCAAAGACTAAGGCAAGGTATTGGAGTTGCAAGGCGTGGTAAAGAAGTATAAAGACTTTGTAAAAGAACTTTCTGTTCCTCAAGGAACAACCGGTAAGAGAAAAGAACTTTCTACGCCAATGGTTGCAATTAGAATGGCTAGCGGTAAAATAGAAAAACACCCGCCTGGCAAGAGCGGAAGCTCTGGTGGTGGTAACGGAGGCTAATATGGATGATCTAACACAACAGATGAAGGTAGCACTGGCTTCTACCTTTGCTTTTTATCTCAAGGCACATAACTTCCATTGGAATGTTGAAGGTCCTGGTTTTCCACAGTATCATGCATTGTTTGGTGATATCTATGCAGAAGTATGGGGTGCAGTAGATGCTATTGCTGAGCACATAAGAACACTTGATTCTTATGCACCAGGAAGCTTGCGTAGATTCTCACAACTTTCTGTAATTCAAGATCAGGTTAATATTCCCGATGCTCGAGGAATGCTCAGTGAGCTACAAACAGATAACGTAGAACTCATTACAGAGCTTGATAAGGCATTTAGATTGGCCGAAAAGGCTGACAAGAGTGGAATTGCTAACTTCTTTCAAGACCGAATTGACATTCATGAAAAGCATGGATGGATGCTCAGAGCTTCTAGCAAATGACCACCAATTATCGTAACGAAATTAGCAAACGTACAATAAGGTCAGCACCGCAGAGTGGTAAGCATCACGGGGAAGGTCCGTCTGATGGTGCTCAACGTAATGCTAGAATTGCAGCTGTTGTAGCCGCTAAAAAGGCAGACAGTAAAGCTACAAAAGAAAAGAACATAGCCGATCGCACAGCGGCTGCCGAGAAGCGCAAGAAGGAAACACTGGCTATGGCTACAGAACAATCATCAGGTACTGAGGCTCGTGTAAAGATTAAGAATGTATCTAGACCGGATGATCCAGCGCCGGACTCTAAGGACTCTAAGCTAGTTAAGACTGGTGAAATCAAAACAAAGAAAATTGACGAAGGAAGATCAATGTCAATCAACAGAAACTTTGGGCTTCCTGAAAGCCTTATTGCTGCTACTCGTGCACTTCTAGAGAAGAGAAATGAGTCTGCAAATAATGTCGGCAAGGGTAAGACGGTAGTTGATACCGATCCTGAAACCAATGACCGAGACGTCAATGACGACATTACCGAAAAGAAGGGCAAGAAGAAGCTTGATCCAGTCGGTAAGGAAAATGATGATATTGACAACGATGGTGATGTTGATAAGTCAGACAAGTACTTGCATAACCGCCGTAAGGCTATTGGCAAGGCAATGAAGGAAGAGACATCTAAGGATTCTGATTCTGCCGAAATTAAGAAGTCTCTGAAGGTATCTGATAAAGAAGCAAAAAGACTTGCAAATTTCCCAAAAAAGCCATACAACAAAGACGATATTTTCACTAAGGAAGAAGTAGAATCGGTTGATGAAGCCATTAAGATAGGCTCAAGAGTAAAAATCCATGCTCCCGGTAAGGACTATCACGGTATTGTTGGAAACGTTGGTGAAATAGATCACGGTCTGCACAATAAGTCTGAAAAGAGATATACAGTCGATTATAATAACAGATCTAAGTCTGTAACTGTCTCAAAGCCACAGATCAAGCTTCACAAGGAAGAATTCTCAGACGAAGAACTTGCTCGTCTTGAAGAGATTGCATCCAAGTTTAATATGTCCGAGGCTGCAACCGAACGCGGTCTTCAAGATCATGAGCCAAGAATTGTCAGTGGTGTAAAGGGCATGAAGAGCAAGCCATTCTCTAAGAAGTTCCCGCATGCAAAGGCAATGGATAAGTGGATGGACAGTGATGACTACGGTAATCACGAAGTTCACAGGATCGAAAAGGCCTAATGCTTACATTTCGCGGTTGGTTTACGGAAGCAAAGAAGAATAAGAAGTTGAAGAGTAATACACCTCCAACTTCTGTTTCTTCACCGATTCGTGGTGCCAATCAAGACCAGAGTGGGTTTGGAGTCAAGCATAATACAGCTGACTACACTATCTCTGATGAAAACAAAATAAAGAATAAATAGCAAAAACTTACTCATTAGGAGATAGAAATGCCACTTTGGGGTAGAAATGATCAAGCCGTTACTGCAAACGGCACAACAACCGCGGAGACCTCAAGTGGGGCTCCAATTGGAACTTATACAGCAGTCAAGGCTGGCGGTGGAGCTAATGCTCACTTCGGCAATACATCTGCAGGATCCCGTGCTGCTACAGATGTAGCAATGTTTAATAATGCTACACCCGGTGCATTCCTATCCGGAACTGCAGTCGGTGTATTTGGTGTATCCGCACCAGAACAAGCAAATAATGTTTTAAACAATTCAGTTGAGAGTCCTGCTCATGCAGGTTGGAATCTTCGTCGTGCAGGCACAGGTCCAATTGTTAGCATCACAGCCAATGCTACACTAACAGGCTATAATAATGTTAATATCATTAGTGTAAAGTCGCCTTCAACAGATGGTACTAATGCAACAATTAGCTACGTAACAAATGCTAGCGGCGGTTCACTTGTATTTACTATTACAAATCCTGGTACCGGTTTCAATTTAGCTACAATTCCAACTTCTAATATCTCATTTACTAATGCTACAGGTGGTACACCAGCAGCTGGTAATACTACTGTAACCAATCTTGTTGTTACAGCTGGTGGCCGTGCAGGTCGTATTCATTATGAAACATTGGTTGCAATGGGTTCTCTCGGTGCCCAGACTGCAGCATATGGTACTCCGGCATCCGCTAATGATGCATCAACCGATAATACCTTCTTCCCTGGTACTTAATAGGTAACTTATAGCATGTCAGAAGTAAAGATATCTGCACTTCCTGTAGCCAACACCCTGTCTTCAACGGACAGGGTGGTTGTCTTAGTGAATCCATCTGGTAATGCCAGTGTAAGAACAATCACCGCTGGAAATTTTGCTAATTCTATACCAGCCAAGTTTATATCCAATTCAGTTCCAACCAGCAATACATCTAATGGTACTCCAGGACAAATTGCATATAACAGTACAAATCTATACGTATGTGTAGCTAATAATAGGTGGGCTAAGACTACTCTCACTGAGACCTGGTAGTAGATTTGATTAAGGAACGACTCACAGAAGAAAATTTTTTAGTATATTGTGCCAAGGTTTATGACAACCCTGGGATGCAGAGTTCAGATGAATTTCTAGAAGACTTGAGTCGGATCCGATATATAAAAAAGTTACTGACTAAATATGAAGACTCTGGTGAGTTAAAAGAAAGACTAATTCTAAATCATGTGATTACCTTGCATAATTGTTTTGGCGTTCACTTGGCCAAGATACTTTATGTGAAGACTGAAAAGCAATATCACTGTATTAAGCCTTTCTTGATATTACTAAATGCTCTTCCTACGGTTTTATATAACGTCGGTAAATATACTCAAGTCAATACGGACGAAATACCACTAGACCAAACTATAGTAAATGCGCTCAGGAGGATAAGGAATGGATAACGTAAAGGAAGACATTCAGTCTCCTGTGCCACTCAATAATGTTGGGACCGGTAGTATTGACGGAATAGGAGTAGGACCTAAAGGTGAACCTGGAGTTCACCCGAAGAAAAAGAAGCTTCGGGTCTTATTTCCAATGCTTAAAAGATCAATGCCAGGTATTCCAAAATGACACCAGAAGATTCTAGATTTTCTAAAATAGATGAAGCAATACAAAGATTAGCTGGTGTTGCTGCTGATGTGTCAAAGATGCTTGCCGTCCACGAGCAAAAAATTAACTATCAAGAAAAGACGATCGACAACTTGATTGCTTCGTTTGAAAAGCGCCGCGGTGAGATTGACGAGCGCTTCAAAGACATGCATGATGATCTACGGTCTGAAGTACAAACCAGCCGTAATAACTCTAAGATCCAGCATGACGAGCAGAATACAAAAATTGAATCTCTCCAAAAATATATCTGGATGGCCATGGGTGTAGTGTCCGTTGCATCATGGCTAATTCCTATACTAGTGAGCAAATTTTTCCGCTAGTAGTTGACATTCCATCATGAGGTGGTGTATAATGAGACTATGAATTGATGGAATTGAGAGTTAGTTGTCATGATGACTTGGTTGGAACAGAAGTACCTAGGTCTTGTATCGGTAAGGCTTAGGAACTACAAACGTAAGTCTGGTGGATTGTTCAACTTCAGTTGTCCCTTTTGTGGTGACTCTGAGTCCGACAAGCGTAAGGCTCGAGGCTTCATCTACACCAAGAAGGATAAGACTCTATACCACTGCCACAATTGTGGCATCACCTATAGTTTTGATACTTTTCTTAAGAACTTTGACTTCAATTCATACTCAGAGTTCAATCTCGAGCGCCTTAAAGAGAATAAGACTCCACAGCAAGTGGAGTTGGAAGAGTTTGTTGCCAAGATGCGCAAACCGGTCTTTCTTCAGTCTGGGCCACTAACTGGATTGAAGAAGATCAGTCAACTAAAAGCCAATCATCCTGCCAAGGTAGTAGTTGACAAGAGAAAGATCCCCACACCATATCATGCTAAGCTGTTCTATTGTCCCAAGTTCTTTGCTTGGTCCAACTCAGTAGTGCCTGAAAAGTTTGATGAGAAAGCCCTCAAGTATGATGAGCCGCGGCTGTTGATCCCGTTCATCAACGACAAGCAGCAGATGCATGCCTTCCAGGGTCGTAGTTTTGACCCAAAATCGGCCAGTAAATACATCACTATTGTGAATGACGAATCCGTGCAGAAGCTTTACGGTCTTGATGCTATTGACTATAACAAGAAGTACTACGTATTTGAAGGGCCGATTGATTCTATGTTCATCCCCAACTCAATTGCTACTGCTGGTGGTGATTTAATTTCGGCAACTGTTGGTCTTCCTAAGAAGAACATGGTAGTTGTTTATGACAACGAACCTAGAAATAAGGATACAGTTAAGAAGATTGACAAAGCCATCATTAATGGATATAATGTCTGTATCTGGCCGACTAATCTTGAGCACAAAGATGTGAACGAGATGGTTATGCAAGGCATGTCTGCAGACTTTGTTCGCTACATCATAGATACTAATACACACAACGATCTGCGAGCTAAGCTTGCATTTAATATTTGGAGAAAGTCATGAAGATTGAAGTAGTCAACATCGTTGAGCACGACGATGAAGACGGTGCAATGATGATCATTGATATGGATCGAGCTGCACTTGAAGCCATGGCAAAGATTGGTCTACTCAAAGTTCTCACTGATGCGGCTGAGC